TAGTGCGGTATTGCGATTACGTTCGTTTTCAGCTCGCATGATCGAGTCACGTGAGCCTCCGAAAGCACCTGCCTGTACGCCGCGACCTTGAACCTCTTGCGCGGAAATATCATAACCACGGTTGGCTTCGCGCTTTTGCGTATCAACAACATTCTGCATATAGGGTGACATATACGCGCCGACTGCGTAGGGGTTCGTTGCTTGCCCTGCATATTGCTGCCCAGCTCCCGTTGCAAGCATACCAATACCAGCACCCATACCGCCGTATTGTGCTCCACCCTGCACACCAATATCAGTACCTTGCTGTCCGTACTGCAAAGCGCTATCCGCTAATTGACCCGACTGATTGAATGCTTGAATACCACCCTGACCAACAGTGGATGCAAAATTGGATGCTTCCCCGATCTGCGGCGCAACACCTTGATTCGAGATGTTTTGCATTGCCTGCGCCTGCAGAGGCGAGAACGCAGCAATTTGCTGACCCTGATACGGCTGGTAAGGGTTTTGGTTAATATTCGACAGTGCAGCAGCTTGACCTAATGTATTTTCTACATACGGCCTTGCGTACTCAGGAATCGTTGTTTGATTAACGGTCGTTTGGGTTGGAGTGCCGCTACTGCCTCCGCCAGCGTAAAGCGTGAAGTAATTAAATAAGCTTTTAACGGTAGAGATTAAGTTCATAGTGCCACCCCGAGAATCCTGTATTTTTCTTTAAACCCAAAGCGGGTTAATAACTTAGCAACCGAGTCCCTTGCTGCGCATTCAATAGTTGTTGCGCCATACGAACGACAAATGTTTTCAAGCTGTTTAAACGTTTCCGCATCGATAATAAACTTTCCGCCAGTACCGGTAACGAATGCAACGCGTTTCGTTGGTTTGTTTATAAACTCTACGGTCATTGCGCCATGAATTTTTTTGTCTTCATCTACCGCTACCAGCAACAGCCACTGCCCTGTGCATACGTACATTTGCACTTGCTCAAGCGTGTAATCATCTTGCGCATACTGCTGCGACTCAGCCAAGAAATCCCGAACTAAATCCCATGTCTGCGCTGCGAATTGCACTGTGACGTGTTGTACATTCATGCTGGTAAATACTTAGATGATTTGGAATCAACAGCTACTTTACCTTTACCCACAGACTTCTTACGGTTGGCCTGTACACGATCCATCATTGCGTATAAGCGTTTAGCTCCAGCATCTGTAGACCCATTACCTAATTCGGATACGATCCGTGCGGGCAGTACAAACTCACCATCAGCTAAACGAGCAGGTTGCTTAGCTCCAATCTGCGCAGGGATATCATCACTTACTCCGTCGCCGGGGCCTTTTAACAGCCGGCCACCATCGGAATAACCACCAAGATTGTAGATGCCGCCCTGTGCCATCCCACCGTTCGCAAAACCACCACCCTCATTGCTAATGATCCTTTCTTGCTGCATCTGTTGCGGTTGTTGCGCTTGTTTTGCCTGTGCGTCACGCATGTCTTGAGTTACAACTTGCCCACTATATCTTCGTGTTGCTGGGTCGTAGGCAATGCCTTGTGATTGGTTTGCCATGCCGGGGTTTGCTGCTGCATAAGCCAAGTGTTCTGGCTGCATAGCCATGATCCGCATAGCTTCGTCTTGTGTCATCCCTGCATCAAGGTGCTGTTGAACGTAGTCACGCCCGGGCTGGTCTGCTAAACGACCAAAGTAGTTTTGGTACTGTTGATCAATCCAGTCGGAAGGCGTTGTGCTTGCGGATGCTTGTGTAGGATTTTCGCTTTGCTTGCGTTGATCCTCTTGCGAACCGGGAACAATCAAGGCATTCGGGGGAAGGTTGACGTTGTATTGTTGGTTAGCTCGTTCCATTAGCCGGTCGTTGTATGCCTGCACTTCTGGCAAAGCATAGCTTGGCTGCTGACCGGCAACCATCGCACCACCTGTGCGCGGATTAGTAACGTAGCTCTGTCGGATCCCGAGCTGCTCACCAGATGTATCACCAAGTGTTGGTACAGAAACACGGTTACGAGTTATTTCAGGGCCGTAGGCTTGATAAGCAGAAATACCGCCATCCGCCATACGAACTTCGCTGCCGGTATAGGGGTTGGTAGTAGGCTCATACCCAGCGTTAACAACTTCTGCGCTTGTAGGCATCTGTGAGGGTGTAGCGTACTGGGTCTGATCCAACTGAGACATCGGGTACATGTTGTTCTGACCTAGCGCAGCGATGCCACCGTTAGCCATGCCCACGACACCGCCATTTGCAGCAGCGTAAGGTGTGCCTGCAACCATAGACTGATTGAAGTACGGATCGCCCGAGCCTGTGTAATTAGGGTTACGTGTTTGGTTGTATGTGTAAGGGCGAATCATCCCTTTGTCTTGTGATTGGTCTGTATCTTGGCTTTGATTGCTGGCAAGCATACTACCCGCTAAACCAGCCCCAGCAAGAGCCATTTTATTTTGCCCAAGGTACTTCATTGGGTCAGCTTTAAATGCATCAAACCCGGAAAGACCGGGGGTTCCCGTTACTGGAGAAGCGGCAGCTATATTTGACGCCCCTATCTCAGAGGCCGCAGAGGAAGCGTTTGGTAAAGCCCATGAGGATGACTGTGGAATTAGCCCCGCAACGCCTGCACCACCTGCTTCGCCTAACGCACTTCCCGCAATAGCCTCTCCACCGATAACGGGGAATGCTTCAGCACCCATCCCACCAACCAAAGATCCAACACCACCTTCAGTTGCAGCGGCTCCTGCGCCACCAAATCCACCACCCATGCCGCCGGTAATAGCACCTGTAGCGCCACCAATCAATGCGCCCTGAAGCACGTCTTTATTTTGCAGGGCAGCCATACCACCGCCTACCGCTGCACCAAGAGCTAATCCCATCATAATAGGCATAGTTATACCCCTTCCATAATTTCAGGGGATTCAAGCCCCGTACCACGTAGGTTGTGCAAACAACAGAGAACAACATCATCTGTTAATGCAGTAAAGTAATGCTGTGTACCAGCTTTAATCTTGATAATCGCAGGGGCAATGAACACACCCATGCTTTCCCCATCTTGCCAGCTCTGCACAGTACCCCGAGATACAAGGGTAATATGGTCGTGCGTATGCGCATGTTGTGCTGCAATACTGCCCTGCTTTTCTAGGTTGTACGCCCTGACCCAAATGTCATCGACCTCAGCAAACTCCAGATAAGGATGTTCGACAATGACGTACTTTGGATCTTCTTTGAGGGCGTTAATATCCATTAGCAGCTCGTGTAAACGGTTTGTTCAATATTATCATGCGGGTAGCCTAGACACAAAGGTTATCGTGCCCATAGCCGATGGGTTGGCAGGGCGTGCGTATGGGGAAGTAATGGCTGGTGTAGCCTCGATGAATATCCCCTCAACCGGCCCGACCGGGTTATATGCCGCAGCGGTTGCCCAATGCAGCTTTACAGACTCAGATCCGGCAATCGCAAACGTAATGCTGGAATACGCAACGACATACTCATATACCCCAACACTCTTGCGTGCTGCTAATGTGAACTTGCTAGACGACCCGGGTACAGAAACGCCATTTACAGACAGCCAGACGTATGCGTCGTGCTGGGCGTTATCTGTGTTTGCCAACTGCAAACTAAAGTCAATCTTGTAAATTCCAGACTGCTCAGCCGTAGCGCTGCTGTCCAGATTAAGGGTAAACCCAGAGCCAGAATCTAACGTATCCCATTTAACTACGGTAGGAGTATCGTTACCCAATGCATACTGACTGGTGGAGTCTTGCGCAGCGATGTGCGGAGCTTGTAAAAACTTACTCCCATTTACGCCCGCTAAAGAAGTTGAAAAGTTATCAACACTGGCAAAGTACAAGCGCAAGATATTAGTGAACTGGTCTTGATACCGCTGGCTATACTCTACAGGGGCAATTGGTTGGTTTGGGGCTTTTGTCGGGCGTATAACACTGTTGACTGCCATCATCGCCTCCCATCAGGACGGATGTCGATTCTGGGGGTTCCTAGCTGCCATGCCGTGCCAAGCGTATTCGATTCAATACGGAACGCCATTTGCCGTCCACGTAGTCTGGTGTATACCTGACCATCAAATTCCTGAATGTTATACGTACCCTGCATACTAAAGTTGTCGTAACTCCGTACAGATGGGCTGTTTGAGAAACCGTAGGGTGCGCCTGAGTTCTGACGGGGTTTAATGGTCATTGTTACAAAAGGCTGGTTTACGTTTGACCCGTTAAAGTTAACGTCCGGCAGTATGCGCCACACAAACCCAAAGTTATGCCCATCCCCAATATCGAAATCAGAAGATTGCACATACGCATTAATCGGTAGCGGAGTAAGCCCAGCAACATCATCAACGTTCGACTCGTGGTACAAAACCCGATAGTCGTAGTTAGCAGCCATTGGGTAGGGGCGAATTCCTGAGTCCAGCCATGCAGTACGTGCCATTGAACCGTAGTACCAGACCCGATCAAGGTAGTTGTAAATAACGTACTTATCTACGGTGTTTGACCCGTTTGAGCAATAGAACCACCACACCTCGTTGTACCCTTCGTTGCCACCAGCAAAAACCTGATAAGCCTGATCTTTGTTGATATCATCGAAAATGTACTGGCGAAGCGAGCATGGCAGCGTCTCAACTCGACCGGAGTATTGATAAAACTTACCGTCGCCCATCCAGTACGTCACGTTGTTAATTGTGATGGCTGAGTTCGGGGACATAATAGAGATATTGTCCATCAAAATCTCAAACTTCCAGACATACGGTGCACCAAGATACTGCATAGAGTAAATGGCGGAATCCGTCCACACTAGAGTTTCCTGTCTGGTATTAATACTGGTAACAATGCTTGAACCGTGCGATAACCTAAATTCACCAGACTGATTCGTTATATCTGGAACCCACTGATATGGATTTTCCTGATCAGACCAACGCACAAGCATTGGATCAAAGTCCGTGTTTGCATCGAAAGGATCGTAAGGGTTTGCACCAAAAGCTATTACAAAGCGCTGAATAGAAGACGCAGAAACCTCAAGCGTTTGGGTTGGTACAAACTGCCCATCGTAGCCCGCAGTGGTCGATAAGAAACTTAAAGATTGTGCCCGTGCAGTCACACCAGTAGAGTCAAGCCAGTAATAAATAGCGCCGTTACGTGGGGCAATGACTAAGTTCTGCCCGAAGTTATCGTTTGACCACAATCTAAGCTGCTGACCCACACCGGCTGTAGCTGTTGTACCGCTACCCCATCCACCACGACTCCAGACACCTGCACCCCACCCAGTACCGATAACATATACGTCCAGACCAGTATTAATCTGATAGGTAGCAACCACTGCCGCACCGCCGCCAGTTACAGCGGATGTTGAGAAAACATTGGCAATATTGATTGTGTACGTGCTCGGGCTGATTACTCCGTAGACCTGTTGCTCAGCATTGAGCTCCGCAGGGGTGAATCCACCAAATG